TGTATAATATAAGCACCAATAGTACTGATGACACAGACACTTATAGGATTGCAATAAGAGATAATAATACTAATGTTGACTTTTATATGTTATGGGGTTTAGACATGGGACCTCATACCAGTCTTACCTTCTTTAACAAATTTAATCAATTATTTTTAAATAATCACGATATGCTGTTAAAACACTTTGGGCCGGCATCGGCCACTGGGAGTTTGAAACTTTTACAAAGTACAACAAGACATATAGGAAGTAGTTTATAATGGCCACAGTTCAAGATATAGACACCGTTAAGCTTATTAGCGATGGCACCTCAGTTACCAGTAATAGTATTAATGTTTCTGCTGGCCTTACCAATATTTTTCAGAATAACTCAACTACATTAGTTAGAATTAATAGTATATACATATGTAATACATCTGACAAGGTTACTGATGTTCAATTGTATCGCTCAGACAGAACTGCTTCTAATACTCAAAAATGTTTTTTTGTAGCTAGATTACACCCAGATGAGACTGTTTTAGCAGTAGAAAAACCATGTCCAGTAATAATAGATAAAAGCGAAGGTTTAAGTTTATTAGGAAAAATAGTTGCAGCTGACAGCGCGTCTAATGTTACAGGAACTGTTCAAATTTTTTATAATGGAGAGGAATTTTCAGATGTCGGATAGTTTTTATAGAGTAGGCGGGACGATCCAACCAGCTGGAAATTACGAAGATGGTAAGAGAGCTCCTGGGATAGTTGATTTAAATACAAAGATGATTGAAAGGCCTCATTTGAATATTGATTGGAGTGGTATAAATGATCTATTAGATTCGTATACGTCTGATGCTACTACAACTGCAACGATTCAAGCAGGCCTCGATTCGTTAATACCTCCCTCGCAAGGGACGGCCAGAATTTGGGCTACTCCAGTGCCAGGCAATGCATTCGAAAACTTGGCTGGTGTTACTGCTAACGGTAACATTACTGCAGATGGAAAATTTGATATTAGTCAATTTGATAATCCAGGAACGTACTCAATAAAGCCATCTAATTTTCCGGAATGTACTCCTGGTTGTTTATGGTATGCAATGTCAATTTACAAAAAAGCAAACATGCCATCCGCCCAAATGGGATATATGGGAACTTGTTATATTAATTTTAGGCAACAGCGCGCAACTGGCAGTAATGGATTAACTGAATTGTTCTCTCCTATGATGTTAAGACCTATTGAGGCATTTGTTACTCACGGGACAGCTTCATACAGCAAACCAGCTGGGCTATCAGAAACCTTTAATGATCCAAGAGCTGGAACTTACTTTTCGACCGATCAGCGACCAGGCGCTAATGGTTATTATTCTACAAGTAAGTTTTCATATAATGATGGAATCTGGGGTTACAGGGAACAGGCACAACTTGACGGCCATGGAGAGATTCCGTATTTTTTAGCTAATGTAAGTGCGACGTATGGTGGAGAGACGTTTGGTATACAAAATTACGCAAGTTCCGATTCGACAGCTCACGATATATTTTGGAGTGGAGCCTATAGTATGACTTATGGTGATGACAATTTAAGATGTTTTTTATGGACGGTATATGAATAATGAAAGGTAATTTAAGTAGGGTAGGTAATCCTTTAAGAGAAAAAGATGTTTTAACTCGTGGCGGAAATAGAAGCATAATGGACGACTATGTTTCACAAACGTCTGACTTTAGTTATAACAGTGTCTCAGATAATTATTATGATTTTCCGTTTCATAATGGTCGGCCGGGGCCCCTGACATATGATGTGGGTCAACCTAGTACTGGCACATCTCCTCAAGATCGCGACGGCATGCCTCCACTTGTTTCAGGCTTTTATAACAGTTGGCAAGCTTTTCGCGGAAGAGCTTTTGATTCTCGGGCGTATGAAAACCAGTCGGCTAGCGATACAGATGCGCCGTACGATGTTAGAGAAATATTTTTTACCCTACCTAATACGGCTACAAGAGACTTTAGACTTCATTTTGCGCATAAAGTAGTTTCAAGTACTAATTTTTATAATGATCTTCCCATAGGTGCATTTCAAATTTTAGACATAAATGGAAACGTTACTCATGATATACCGTGTGATTCATCATTTGCGGGACTACAGACGAGAACATCTAACTCATCTACCTTAACATTACCTTCAGCTTTAGGCAGTAGTGGTTGGAGTTCGATAACCACCAGTGTTAGTACCGTCAGATTTGGCTACGCGACAAGCACTGGTAGTAGCTATACTGGTGCTAATAACGGAATAGATTGTTCAAATTTAGATAGTGTACCAATGCGAGTAGGTAATCTTAGCATGCCACAAGACGCAGCGAGCACTTATTATATGTTTAGAGAAACCAGCGGTGCATCTGGGTATGCTTTTGGCCGGACTACGGATACATTAACAGATTTGCCAAATATTGGATCAATTAGAGTAGCATATCTTGCTACCACAGAGACGGGGCAGCTTTCGTCATATGAAGGTAACGATTGTTTGCACGTAGCTTTTTATTAACAGGAGATTAATAATGTCAACATTATATACAAAAAACGGGTGCTATCCTCAAATAATTCCACCCATTATTGAGTTAGAGAATGGATCAACCAGATCTAATCCTACTACATTTACTGCCGAAGAAATTGAGAGTGCTGGCTGGGTACTGGCGCCAGAAGTTCCGGAATACAACATTTCTACTCATATTCTTAATTGGGATCGTGAAACATCGACCTATGTTATTGAAGCTATATCCCAAGAAGAATTAGACAGAGCGAGGGAATTTGAGTGGCGCGGTATTAGAGAAGAAAGAAACTTATTACTAGCAGAGTGTGATTATATGATAATTAAAGCATTTGAAGCTGGTACGACGCTTTCTGATGAATGGATTGCCTATAGACAAGCTCTACGCGATTTGCCATCAACTTCTGATACGCCAGGCGGCATTGTTTGGCCCGACAAGCCTGAGTAACATATAAATAAAGTATATAAATATAGTAAAGCAAGAGGTGTTTAAATGGCAAAACCAAACAGTAGAGCAACTTTAATTGATTACTGCCTTAGAAATCTAGGTGCACCTGTAATTGAAATTAATGTTGACGACGATCAGCTAGATGATAGAATAGACGAAGCTCTACAATTCTATCAGCACTATCACGCGGACGCCATTGAAAAGGTATTTTTAAAGCATCAAGTGACACAAGATGATATTGATAATGGACTTATTTCAATACCAGATTTAGTAACTGACGTTATCAGAGTTCTTCCAATTAGAGATCATAGTGCGAGTGCAAGTCTGTTTGATGTAAAATATCAAATGCATCTAAACGATATGTATAGTCTTGGTTACATGGGTAATCTATTAGAATATACAATGGCTAAACAATATTTGTCCACTTTAGACGTTCTCATTGATTCAGATGATAAGTTTGTATCATTTGATCGACATAGAAATCAGTTAAGAATTGACATGGACTGGGTTAATGAAGTAGTCGTTGGGTCGTACATTGTAGTTGAAGCTTATCGAATTATTGATCCGGCCACATTTACAGACGTATATAACGATTATTTTTTAAAGAAATACGCTACATCTCTTATTAAGAAACAATGGGGCGCTAACTTACTTAAATTCGAAGGAATGCAAATGCCAGGCGGTGTTACATTTAACGGTCGTCAATTATTTGATGATGCTGTGCAAGAATTAGAAAGACTAGAAGAAGAAGTTAGACTAAACTGGGAGCAACCAGTAGACTTTTATATAGGATAATTAATGCCTAGAAACGTATACTTTTCCCAAGCCGTTAGGTCAGAACAAAACCTATACGAAGACTTGGTAATAGAATCGCTGAAGATATTTGGACAAGATGTCTATTATATTCCGCGCACTCTTGTCAATCGCGATAATATTCTAAACGAAGATCCTGCATCTACATTCGATGACGCTTATCTAATGGAAGCATACATTGAGAATATTGATGGATTTGAGGGAGCGGGTGATTTATACCAAAAGTTTGGTCTTGAGATAAGAGATGAGGCCTCTTTCGTAATTTCTCGTAGAAGCTGGCAAAAAACAATTGGCTTAAACGAAGCTACGGTTAGGCCCAATGAAGGTGACCTATTATTCTTGCCGATGACTAACTCGTTTTTTGAGATCACCTTTGTAGAACACGATAAGCCATTCTATCAATTATCCAACTTGCCAGTTTATAAACTTA